GCAAGGCGCCCAGCCAGTCGGGCGCCGAGTCCATCGTCAAGCAGCAGTCCAATCCCGGCCTGCCCGGCATCCTGGTCACCGACCTGAGCGCCAAGAAGGCCGGCACCCAGGTGACGATCGAAGCCTACGACACGCTGGGCGGCGACCCGATCATGGGCGATGAGATGCGCGAGGGCCGCGGCGAGAACGTCGACATCAGCTCGATGGACGCCAAGGTGGATCTGGCATCGAAGGTCATCAATTCCGTGCCCGGCACGATGATCGACCAGCGCACCAAGATCAACCTGCGCAGCATGGCGATGGCCCAACTGATGGGCTACTTCCCGCGGCTGCTGTGGAACCGCACGCTGGTGCACCTGGCCGGCGCGCGTGGCGATCAGCGCGGCAAGGCCTGGCACATCAAGACCGTTGCGCAGTCGAGCACGGCCGAGTTCAACCGCAAGATGATCAACCCGGTGCTGGCCCCGACCTACAACCGGCACCTGGTCATCGACGGCACGAGCCTGGTGCAGGGCGGCGCGCAACTGGGCTCGATCGACAACACCGACGTGTGGAAGCTGTCCCACATCGACGCGCTGGCCGAGTACGTCGACTCGCTGGAGTTCAAGATCCAGCCGGTGAAGCTGCCCGACGACCCGGCGGCCAACTACAGCCCCATCCGCGGCGTGCTGTACCTGGACCCGGTGGCGTACCAAACGCTGCTGACCGACACCACGAGCGGCTACAACATCCGCACGTGGCAGGCCAACGCGATGGAGCGCGCCAACCTGATGGGGCTGAAGAAGCACCCGCTGTTCATGGGCGACGTCGTGATGTGGAACCGCATCGTGATCCGCCCGATGGAGTACACGATCTCCTTCAGCACCGGCGACACGCCGGCCATCATCACCTCGGCCAACCGCTACACCGCCACCGAGACCACGGCCACCATCGGCTCGGGCTTCAGCACGACCCACCGGGTCAGTCGCGCGATCTTCATGGGCGCGCAGGCCTTCGCTGTGCTGCAGGGCAACAACTCGTCCAGCGGCACCACCGCATCGTTCAAGGAGCGGGTCTACGACTACGACTCCAAGCACGAGGCGATGGGCGAATGGATGGGCGGCGAGACCAAGCTGCGCTTCAACTTCCGCGACGCGGACGGCAACCTCGAACCCACCGACCACGGCGTCATCGTCATCGACGCCGCCGTGCGTCGCGTGGGCCTGTGAACCTGAATTAAGGAGTCCACAACATGGCTACCTACACCAGCAACCAAGTCGGCCGTCCGCCGACCGCATCGACCATGGAGGTCGGCGCGTGGATTGACAGTGGCAAGGCGACCCCGACCGCCGCTCTGGCGATCAACGATGTCGTTGTCCTTCTGGATGTGCCTGCAGGGGTGCGCCTGGAAACCCTGCGTTTCTATGGCGGCGACTTCGACACCGGCACCACGCTGCAGTTCTCGCTGGGCTACCGCACCAAGCTGCCCGGCGGCACCGCGACGTCGGCCACGGCCTTCGGCTCGGCGCTGACCACGCTGCAAGCGGCCACCACCACGTGGCAGGAGCGCGTGTTCGAGCCCGTGAAGTTCGATGAACCGGTGCAGATCGTCATCACGGTGACGGCCGCGGCCACCGGCGTGTCCGGCACGCCGAGCGTCTACGCCCAGGCCACGGGCGCGATGGTCGGCATCACCTGATCGGTTGTCTCCTCTGCGATCCAACAGGTCGCAGTTGCCATGGGCGGGTCTTCGCGGGCCCGCCCCTTTTTTCTTGGAGAACGACATGCGAGTGAAATACATCGGCCGCAAGGCCAGGAAAGAGGACAACGTTGCCGGCACCGGCGCGGTGTGGGTCGGCGCAGGCGATGTTCAGGAAGTGCCCGACTCGTCATGGGCGCTGCTGTCGAAGCACCCCGATGTGTGGGTGGCCGCGGATGATGCGGACGGCGATGGAGGCCTGTCCAGCGCCGACGTCAAGCCAGCAACCGAAGCCGACCCTGCCGACCCTTTTGCCGCGCTCTACGGCATGAACACCGAGGCGCTGCGCAAGTACGCCAAGGAGCACACGCCCGAGGTGGCCGCGGAAGGCATGAAGGGCCAGGCGCTGCGCGCGGCCATCATCGAAGCGCTCAAGGCGAAGGCCTGACCCATGGCCATCACCGGGCAGCAGATCATCGACCGCGCGCTGGCCAAGGCCAACGACGAAAGCGCGGCCTACTGGGGCGCGGCCGAGAACCTGCGCAACGTCAACGACGCGCAGCGCGCCGTGGTGAGCCGACTGCCAGCGGCCGGCGCGACGTCGGCCATGCCCACGCTGGCGGCCGGATCGCGTCAAACGCTGGCCGGGCTGTCGCTGTCGGGCTTCGAGGTGCTGGACGTGGTGTGCAACGTGGCGGGCACGACGCGCGGCACGCCCATCCACAAATCATCGCGCTCGTGGCTCGATGACCACGTGCCGGCGTGGCACACGCAGACCGTGGCCGGCGCCTCCGAATACTGGACCCAGGACGAGCGCGACCCGACCGCCTTCTACATCTGGCCGCACAACGGCGCCAAGGTGGAGCTGGTCTACGCGGCGCTGCCCACCGACCTGGCCAATCTGTCCAACAGCATCGGCATCAACGACATCTACGCCGACGCAATGCAGTGGTACGTGCTGTTCGCCATGTACTCCAAGGACCTGAGCAAGCTGCGCTCGGCGCAGCAGGCGCAGACCTACTGGAGCCTGTTCCTGTCGTCGCTGGGCCTGCGTGACGAGTCCATCGTCAAGAACGCGGCGGCCGGCGCGGTGAAGGAGATCGCATGATCATCGACCCCGCCGGGTTCACGACCTGGGCCGAGATGCGGCCGAAGGTGCTGCGCAAGGCGCCCGAGTGCCCTTCGTTCCTGATCGACGACGCGCTCAAGGAAGCCGCCAACCAGTTCTTCAGCGATTCGCGCGTGTGGCGCACGGCGCACGGCACGCTGTTGACCACGGTGGCCGACACCGCGGTCTATGCCTACACCCCGCCGACGAACGCGCAGGTGTGGCAGGTGCAGACGGCCTGGATCGGCACTGACGAGCTCACGCCCGTCGAGGCCGGCGACGAGGCCGACGACGAGCCCGGCGACACCGACGAGCTGCCGCGCATCTTCGCGCGCATGGTCAACAAGATCGTGCTCACGCCACTGCCGGCCAACGCCGACGTGGACGTAGAGGGCACGCTCTCGCTGCGCCCATCCACCGATGCCGCGGGGATCCCGCAGGAGGCATGGGACCGATGGGCCGACGAGATCGCCTGCGGCGCGGCCTCCATCCTGGTGGCCGAGCCCAACAAGCCGTGGAGCAACCCCGGCGCGCAGTCGTTCCTGCGCGGCGTGTTCATGGACGGCATCAGCAGCGCATCCAACTCGGCCGGGCCCACGCGGCGCGTGCCGCTGCGCGTGCGGGCCCTGTGACATGCTGATCTTCTCGGACACCGTTTTTCGCGGCGCCAACACGGCCATCAACCCCAAGAGGCTGGCCGCAGGCCTGGGCGTGGATGCGACGAACATCGACACCAGCCAGGGCGACCTGCGCGGCCGGCGTGCGGCCACGACAGTGCACACGCTGGTTGGCTACGGATCGACACAGCAGGAAGCGATCTACCGCATGGGCCGCGAGACGGCCAGCGACACGGCCTACTGGCTGGCCTTCCCGGTCGATGTGGACTTCGCGCGTTCGCTGCTGGCCAACGACCCGACCGAGCGCACCTACGGCACGGGCGGCAACTTCCTGAAGCCGGCGTACACCGACAACACGTTTCTCGGCTCCACGCCTTACCCTACCGGCGCCTACTGGATGGGCGTCCCGGCCCCCGGCACCGGCATGACGGCGACGGTGGCCACGGAGGGCACCGGCAACAACGAGACGCGCGCCTACGTGGCGACGTTCGTCCGCTACAACGGCGACGAGAGCGCGCCCAGCCAGGCCACGTCGCTCATCTGCAAGGGCGGATCGACGGCCACGCTGACCACGTTCCCGGCCGACCCTTCCAGCGCCCACGGCGTGACGGGCCGCAACTTCTACGTGTCCACGGGCGGCGACTACCGGCTGATCGGCTCGAACCTGCTGGCCGATACCACGTTCACCGACGACGGCAC